CGCGGATGGTGGAGCTGGACCGCATCAAGCGCGAGCACGAGGACAAATGGGGTGTGAACAGAGTTATTGCTTTGGTAGACGTAGAGTTTCGTATCAAAGTGTGGAAGCAGGCCGAGCGGGTCTGGGAGGCGGCAGGGACAGAGGATTTCAACCGGCTGGCCGCGGCGTGCGATGGAATGATTCGCGCATACCGGGCGATGGACAAGTGGGCAGTTGACGAAGGCATTGCGCCCGCGGGGCAGGTCAAGGCAATCGAATGGGAGATGGACGACGGGGCCGTGATGGCCGTGGTGCAAACCGAGGCCGACGCGGCGGCGTATCAGCGCACCAGGCCGGACGTGGAGAACCGTCACGTCTGGTCGATGCAAGAGCTGGTGACGATGCTGGAAAGCGGTCTGGGCAGCGACATCGCCAGGCTGAAGGCGACGCTCGGGATGCCTGCGACCCTCGTCAAGGTTGAGGCCAATGGCTCGGGGTTCGACGACTTCGAGAACGACCTAGACCTGAAAAAGCCGAGCGCGACACCTAAAATGTTCCCGACCGACATGAAGCCGCTGCAGAAGATGCGTTAGGCGCGTTTAACGGGCGTATGGGGCGCTTTATGGACTCAAAGACATACCACGGCATGGATCGCATGAAAAAAATCGCTTGGAGGGCGTTTTAATGGCTGGCACGCCGAAGTTCCATCAGGATATGAAAATGCTGGCGAAGCTGCCAGAGGACATGATTTGGTCGATGTTGGAGGCCGGAAAGAGTCACACCGACATCTGCCTCGAGATGGGAATCAGCCGCAAGGCACTCGAGCGCTGGATGGACGAGGTCGACATTGACGGTGATAAACTCGCGCGTGCACGCGCACAAGCCGCTGATCGCCTTGCGGTAGAAACGCTACAGATAGCCGATCAGGCAGATCCCGAGCACGCCGCGCACGCTCGCGTCCGCATCCAGACGCGCCAGTGGCTGGCGGAACGATGGAATCAGAAGACTTACGGCTTACAAAAAGCGCAGCAGATCAACATTAACGTCCAGGATCTGCGCATGAACGCGCTGCGGCACGTCGAGGTGGTCGAGGACTTATCCACAGAAGTCACGCCCAAGTTGTCCACATAAGCCTGTGGACACGCGGCCAAGTGCCCAAGAAAGCAGCAAAACGTGGGTTTTGCACGCATCACAATTTGACATAATGACTCTTGTATTTCTTTGCAAACGTAAGGCGCGCGTAAGAGAGCAATGAAATCAACGACTTAGCGCAGCGCGGCCTCGATGCCGCGTGTGTGCGGTGCAGCACAAGTTGTCCACAGTGGCGGCTCGGGCTCCTGGCCGCGGACGGCGCGAGACCCCCCTTCGCTCGGCGCGGCGGGGCGGTTGTGGCGGCGCTTCACACCTACCGATTCCCAAAATCCGAGACTTGCGTACATAATCACATCGCCGCACCCCCTCCCCCCACCATCACGGAACAACGTGCCCGCGAAAAAAAATTTAGAAGTTGAGCTGGCGAATAACCCGTTTGTCGAGTTCGTCAAGCTCTACAAGAACAACCCGGTTCGCTTCGTGCGCGAGGTGCTCAACACCACGCCGGACGAGTGGCAGATTGAATTCCTGAATCACATTGCCAAGGGCAACAGGCGCATCAGCGTCCGTAGTGGCCACGGCGTTGGCAAGTCGACGGCCGCCGCGTGGGCGATGCTGTGGTATCTGTTCCTGCGCTTCCCGGTGAAGATCGTGGTCACCGCGCCGACGAGCAGCCAGCTGTACGACGCCCTATTTGCCGAGGTCAAGCGCTGGGTAAAGGTGCTCCCCCCGATGCTGGCCGACCAGCTCGAGGTCAAGCAGGACCGCATTGAGGTCAAGGATGCGAACACTGAGGCGTTCATATCGGCTAGAACCAGCCGAGCCGAGCAGCCCGAGGCGCTGCAGGGCGTGCACAGCGATAACGTGATGCTGGTGGCCGATGAGGCGTCCGGTATCCCTGAGCAGGTATTTGAGGCCGCTGCCGGCTCGATGTCTGGCCACAGCGCCGTGACGCTGCTGCTGGGCAACCCTGTCAGAAGTAGCGGGTTCTTTTATGACACGCATAACCGCCTGTCGGGCGACTGGGTGACGCTGCGCGTCTCCTGCGAGAACTCGCCACGGGTGAGCCAGGCGTACATCGAGGAGATGAAGTCGCGTTACGGCGAGGAGAGCAACGCCTACCGCATTCGCGTGCTGGGTGAGTTCCCGCGCAGCGACGACGACACCGTAATCCCGATGGAGCTGCTCGAGATGGCCCTGGCGCGGGACGTTTCACCAAGCGCGCACGCGCCCGTCGTGTGGGGTCTGGACGTTGCCCGCTTTGGCAGCGACCGCAGCGCTCTGTGCAAGCGCCAGGGTAACGCGCTGCTGGAGGCGATCAAGACGTGGAAAAACCTGGATCTGATGCAGCTCACGGGCGCGGTTGTCGCTGAGTACGAGATCCTCGCCCCCAGCGCCCGCCCTCGCGAGATCCTGGTGGACTCTATCGGCTTGGGCGCTGGCGTCGTTGACCGCCTGCGGGAGCTGGGTTTGCCTGCCCGCGGCATCAACGTCGCGGAGTCCCCGGCGATGGGATCGACGTACCGGAACCTAAAGGCCGAGCTCTGGCACAAGGCCAAGGCGTGGCTCGAGGCCCGCGACTGCTGGCTGCCCAAGGATGAGATGCTGGTATCCGAATTGGCGACGGTGCGCTACAGTTTCACCAGCAGCGGCAAGATCCAGATTGAGGGTAAGGATGAGATCCGTAAGCGCGGGCTACCTTCGCCGGACCGCGCCGACGCGTTTTGTCTGACGTTTGCAAGCGATGCCGTAGTGGGCACTTACGGCTCGAGCGCGAGCACGAAGTGGAATCAGCCGCTGCGGCGTAATATTCCGCGGTTGGCTTAACCTAAAAGGTGAATGCGATGAAAAAGACCAAGGCTGAGAAGAAGATTAGCAAGGTGATGGGCGAGTACGGCAAGGGTAAGCTGCACTCCGGCGCCGGCGGTAAAGTTGTCAAGAACCCGAAACAGGCTATTGCTATTGCATTGTCTGAGGCGGGTAAATCCAAACCTGCAAAAAGGGGTAAGTGATGGACGAAATGCAAGGTAAGGGCATGGCCTGCCCGCCCGCTACGGGCGACGTTACGTTGAATCTGAAGAACCGCGGCCGCGCCATTGAAGCGGCGATGTACGGCCCGGAGAATCCCGCGCTGCCTAACACTGGCTTTTGGCGCGAGATGGCTAAAGAGTGGGAAGTTTCGCCCGAGGACGCGAAGATGTCGCGGTGCGGCAACTGCGGCGCGTTCAACCGCAGCGAGGAAATGCTGCAGTGCATCGCAAAGGGTATGGGCGAGGACGGCGATCCGTGGTCGGTGATTGACGCCGGCGATCTGGGTTACTGCGAGATCTTCGACTTTAAGTGCGCTGCCTCGCGTACCTGCCGCGCCTGGATTGCTGAAGACGAAGAAGTTGAGGGCGAAGAGGGCGAGGGCGAGGAGTATGGCAAAGGCAAACCCATGATGGAGGGGGAAGACTATGAAGACTAAGCCTGCTGGCTTGTACGCCAACATTGCCGCCAAGCGCGAGCGCATCAAGGCGGGCTCGGGTGAGCGTATGCGTAAACCTGGGACTGCCGGCGCCCCCACGGCCGGCGCTTTTAAAGCAGCGGCCAAGACGGCCAAGAAACCGAAGAAATGAAGGTGGCAATCGTGGTGGCGAGCGTCTCTGGCAAGTGCTTGCCGGTGATGCTCGCCAGCTGCCGCGAGTACGCGTCCGCCGTCAAGGTCTATCTGCGCACGCCCGTTGAGGCTCCGCGCTACGACGTTTATCGGCAGGTGCGCGGCGCAGCGAATAACTTCGGCGCCGATTACAACGAGATCATTGATATCGCGTTTGCCGACGGGTACGACGGCGTGGTGGTGGCAAATGATGATGTTGTGCTGACGCCGACGAGTTACTACGATTTGCTCGATGACGTGGTGACGCTGCAGCACGAGGTGGGCGAACCTATCGGCTGGGTTGTGTCTCGCTGCGATTCGGCGCGGCCGATGCAGAATATTCGCAGCAATCCGTTTAAGCAGGAGCTGCAATACTTTAAGTTCCCCTGGGAGGACTGCATTTGCCCGATGGAGGTGGTCTCGCCTATATTCGGGTATATCTCGCGCCATGCGTGGGCGGTGGCGAAGTTCCCGCCGCTAAATTGGTACTCGGACGATGTGCATTGCCGCGATTTGGCGGCTGCCGGGTACGAGAATTTCCTATCGCGCTCGTATGTTCATCACGTCGGATCGCAGTCGACGGGGATGGACGGCGAGGCTTTGACGCTGGCGGCGGTTCCCTGGATCAGGGAAAATCGGCCAGAATACGCACTTGAGTGGTTTGGGGCGCAGCAATGACGATTAAACGCGGTTCCGAGGTTTTCTCTGGCTATAACAAGCCAAAGCGCACGCCTGGCCATGCCACTAAGTCCCATGCTGTGCTTGCAAAGTCCGGTGACGCTGTCAAGTTGATTCGCTTTGGTCAGCAAGGCGTGAGCGGCTCGCCCGAGGGCAGCAAGCGTAATGAGGCGTTCAAGGCTCGGCACGCGCAGAACATTGCCAAGGGCAAGATGAGCGCGGCGTACTGGGCCAACAAGGTGAAATGGTGAGGATATGAATACAAACGAAATGCCCGTGTCAGTAGATGTCGCAGCGCCGCAAGTCATGGATGACGGCGAGCTGCAGGCGATCATTAACGGCGAACTGACGGACGCTGTTTCTTATATTGATTCGGACATTTCTCCGATTCGTGCAAAAGGTACCGAATACTATCGCGGTGACCCGTTTGGCAACGAAGAGGACGGCCGCTCGCAGGTCGTGGCGATGGAGGTGCGCGACACGGTCTCGGCCATGATGCCTTCGCTGATGCGCGTGTTCTTCTCCACCGAGAACGTCGTTGAGTTTGTCCCCCGCGGGCCGGAGGACGAAGCCAGCGCCCAGCAGGCCACCGACTACGCCAATTACGTCTTTACGTCCGATAACAACGGCTTTATGCAGTCTTATGCGATCTTTAAGGACGCATTGGTGCGTAAATGCGGCATCGCAAAGTACTGGTGGGAAGACACCGCGCAGGTGCGAATTGAGGATTATTCGGGGCTAGATGACCAGACTGTCCAGTTGTTGATGTCTGAGGACGCCGAGGTCAAGATCGTTGTCTCGTATCCCGACCCCGCCATCTCGCAGGAGGAGATCGCGGTGGTGCAGGCACAGGCTGCCGCCGCCGGCGTGGAGGCTCCGCCCGTGCCGATGCTGCACGATGTGCAGATCAAGCGCGTGGTGCGCGATGGCCGTATCCGCATCATGGCGGTGCCCCCTGAGGAGCTGATCATTGACCGGCGCGCTCGCTCGTTTGAAGAGGCCGGCATCATCGCCCACCGTCAGATGCTCACCGTGGGCGAGCTGCTCGAGATGGGCTACGACATGGACGAGATCGAGCCCAATATCTCGTCGACCGATCTGGACACGAACGACGAATATCTGGCCCGTCAGCCGCTGTCGACCACGATGGGATCGAATGATTCCATGAACCCGA